GGTCTACAGAGTGGTGTAAACAACAAACCTACCTCCAACGGCGGTAAGTAGTCAAAAATGGCTAATCGTAAACCCCCTCCGAAAAAGACCAAAGGTAGTGTTTCCGACAAGAAACCACCAACATAGGGTGGTATCAAAGGAACTATCAAGTCCATTAAAGACCGTAAAGCACTTTTAGACGCCCTTTAAGCATAACTGGTGATGCACTCGCCTTGTAAGCGAAAGAACAGGGTTCAATTCCTTGAAAGGGCACCAAAAAAGAGACTAATAACAATAATTCATGTCTTCAGTTAACCTAGATAGCAAAAAACAAGCTCAAAAAGAGTACAAACGTCTATATTTTCAGCATAGACGAAATGGAACTCTTGATTCTTTCTTAACTCGTGGGAAAAATGACGGAAGAAGTAAAGACCCAAAGCACAAAAACGCTATTAACTTAGCGTATATGAGGAAAAATCCTGAAAAAAGACTTTTTTGGTCTGCTAAAAATAGAGCAAAGAAACGAAATTTAGAATTTACAATTGAATTAAACGATATAGTAATTCCTGAATTTTGTCCAGTATTAGGATTTCCACTAGAACAAGGGGCAGAAAATACTTGGAACTCTCCATCTTTAGATAGGATTGACCCATTAAAAGGTTACATTAAAGGGAACGTAAGAGTAATTTCACACAGGGCCAACAACATTAAAACAAATGCCTCTGTAGAAGAACTAGAAAAAGTTTTAAATTACGTTAAAAACCCTATATGAGTCAAATTGATCTGGCCTTCAAGTTGCACGAATCTCAGATGGCAGTTTTTACTGCTCCGCAACGATTCAAGGTGGTAGCAGCGGGTCGAAGAGGTGGAAAAACCTATCTTTCAGCAGTTACTCTGCTGATTGAGGGCTTGAAAGAGGTCAATGAACGCGGATACAAGCTCGGAACAGACCGAGTTGTGTACTATGTAGCTCCAACTTTCAACCAAGCCAAGGATATTATCTGGAAATTAATAAAAAATCTTGGCAAGGACGTAATTGAAAGCACTTTGGAGAACACTGGAGTTATTCGACTCATCAACGGAAGGGAAATCCACCTTAAGGGCAGTGATAGACCAGATACCCTTCGAGGAGTTGGTCTTAGTTACGTAGTAATGGACGAATATGCGTCCATGAAACCAGAGGTTTGGGAGCAGATTATTCGCCCAACCCTAGCTGACGTAGAAGGAGGTGCCCTATTTATCGGTACTCCTAGTGGCAAGAACCACTTCTACAAGCTATTCATCGAGGCAAAGAAGCCCCACAACGAAGAAGACTGGTTTCCGTACACGTTCCGCTCCCTAGACAATCCGTTCCTCAATCCCAAGGAAATCAAAGCCGCCAAACGCTCCATGAGCAAGGCTAATTTCCGACAGGAGTTTGAAGCCAACTTCTCTACAGTTGGTGGTAACGTACTAAACCCGGAACTGATTATCATAGATGGCAATGAACCCCTTGATGGGGATTACTATATTACAGTAGACCCAGCCGGGTTTGAACCCGGAGACCTAAAGAATCTAGCTGCCAAGCACTCCAATTTAGACGACACAGCTATTGCTGTGGTAAAGGTAGGCACCTACGGGTGGTGGGTAGCAGATATCATCTACGGTCGATGGGATGTACGAGAGACAAGTATTCGAGTACTGAGAGCAGCCCAGAAGTACCGACCTAAGTCTGTAGGCATCGAAAAGGGTTCTCTAAAGAACGCCATGATGCCTTATCTCAAAGACCAGATGCTTCGACTCAATACTTACCCCAATATCGTAGAAGTAACACACGGTGGTAAGAAGAAAATAGATCGAATCCAGTGGGCACTACAGGGACGTTTGGAACACGGGAGACTCAAGTTCAACGATGGACCCTATCTGGAGAAACTACAGGACCAGATGGCAGATTTCCCCAACCCCTTAGCCCACGATGACCTCCTAGACGCTCTAGCGTATATCGACCAAATCGGACAAGTCATCTATAACGAGGATATCATCGTGGATGACGATTACTCCGATCCCCTAGATTTGACATCAGGCTATTGATGAAAACTTGTTTTAAATGTTTTAAAAATCTCAGTGTTGACATCAGGATACTAAATGAGCGAACAAAAAGACACAGAACTAGCCTCTTGGATTATGACCAAGGTCAATTCTTGGGAGTCTTGGAGAGATACCAACTACGAAGATCGCTGGGATGAGTACTATCGTCTATGGCGTGGTATCTGGACAGAGAAAGACAAGAATCGCAACAGCGAACGCTCACGTATCGTATGTCCTGAACTTGCACAAACCATCGAAACAATGGTAGCCGAACTGGAAGATGCTACCTTTATTCGTGACCGATGGATTGACGTATCTGATGACGTTCTCGACCAAGATCCATCAGATATTGCTGCTGCTATCAAACAACTCATGGAAGAGTTTCATAACAATGGTGTTCCAGACGCTATCTCCGAAGCGTACTTCAATGGTGCCCTTTATGGCACCGGCATCGCCAAGATTGTCGTGGACAGCGTTAAGGAACCTGTTATTGAAACAAACACAGATATTCCTAGTATTAATTTCAAAGACAAGATTATCGTAAAAGTAGTTCCTATCTCTCCTCGACACTTTGCAATCGATCCCAATGCCCGTTCTATTGAAGAAGCACTGGGTTGTGCCCACATCGTCAAGGTTCCCTTGACAAGTGTCCAGAAGAAGATTTCAAATGGAATATATCGTTCTGTACCTCTTGCTCCTTACTTTGATTCTATCGAAAATGTAGAAGAACTCGGAGAAGTAAGTACGTTCGACCAGAACTCCGATGCTTGTAAAATCATTGAGTATCACGGTCTTGTACCTAAGCGTCTTCTTACCAAGACAGAAACACTTTTTGATAAAGTGGAACAGGCTGTCATCGAGACAACTGTAGATACTACTATCAAGTCTGTAGATGATAGTTCGGCAGACGAGACTCTTGTTGAAGCTATCGTTACTATCATCAACGATTCATTTGTTGCTCGTGCGGTACAAAACCCATTCCTTATGGGCGACCGTTCTATCGTAGCTTACCAGCACGATACTGTACCAGACCGCTTTTGGGGTCGTGGAGTAGCTGAAAAGGGGTACAATCCCCAGAAAGCCCTAGACGCTGAGATTCGCGCCAGAATCGACGCCCTTGCCTTATCCACCCATCCTATGATGGCGATTGATGCTACCAAGATTCCGAGAGGGGAAACCTTTGCGGTTAGACCCGGACGGAACATTCTTACCAGCGGTAATCCTGCCGAGGCTCTGATGCCTCTCAAGTTCCCTGCTCCAGACCCCCATACCTTCCAGCAAACCCAAGAACTACGTGAAATGATTCAGCGTGGTACAGGTGGTTACGAACTCCCCGGTGCTATGAGTGACGCTAATCGAATGGCCGCTACCAGCATGAGTATGGTAGTTGGCTCAATGATTAAGCGGAGCCGCCGCACGCTTGCAAACATCGAGCGTGAATTCCTACAGCCACTTGTGCAGAAAGCCTTGTGGCGTTATATGCAGTTTAACCCTGAACTGTTTCCAATGCGGGACTACAAATTCAAGGTCCGTGCAACAATGGGCATCATGGCACGGGAGTTTGAACAGGGCCAGTTAGTCTCACTATTAAGCACAGTTCCTCCAGATTCTCCGGCATACTGGATGCTTATCAAGGGTATCTATACCAACTCAGCCATCGAAGACCGTGAGGAAATGATTCAGCTTGCTGATCAGATGATCGAGCAGGCTATGAATCCCCAGCCTCTTCCTCCAGATCCCAAGGTTGAACTCGACCGTGAACGTCTTGAGTTTGAAAAGAACAAATGGATGGACGAGCGGGATCTTCAGACTCGTAAGCTTATGCAGATTGATGAAGGTATCAAGGCAGAAGCCAAGCGAGATATCGGTGAAGGGTACATGCAAACAGCTACTGCCGCTCTTCAGATGGTCAAGGCAGAGACTGAACAGCTACGTGCACAGGCGGAAGCCTATAAGATGATGAGTGAAGCCCAGAAGGCGCAGATTGAAGCAAGTCTTGCAGCCTTCCAAGCTCGACTGGAAGGTATGCTTGCAATGAAGGATGCTTCCAATCCTCCACAAGTAGAAGAGCAGGAATCCGAAACTTCTAAGCCTGACGGTACTCGTACAGTTAAGCGTGTACGTAAGGGTCCAGAAAAGATTACTAGTACTGAAGACGAAGACTCTTCTGAAGTCGAGAACGAGATGGAAGTTGAAGCTGAAAAGAATCCAGTTC